ATTGGCTACTTAGCTTTCCCAAGAACATCAACGGGGACGCAAAGCGGTTCGACGCCTCTCAGGATGGCACTCTTATCAACCTCCTAGATGTGATCATCCTCACGCGACAAATCATGTTTGTCTTCAGTTGTTTCGATTCCACAACAGCCCAAGCCATTGCTCTGGTCCTTGTCATGTACGGACACCTTGCTTGGGAACTTTGCGGCTCTCACTTTTGGCTGCACTGCGACGGAAATATTTCGGGCCAGATTCGGACACCTGACACCAATGACAACACTTCCGGCACTTGCCTTCGCGTTGCCTGGATGTGTTATTATGACGGCAACCCTAGCGTCCCTCGTGAGGGTGTGTGGGTAACTTTCAATAAGCACATTCGTTATTGCACAGTTGGGGACGACATCGCCGTGGCCGTTAGCCCTCAGTGTGATTTCAACGCGTTCCACCTTCAGCGCGGTTACAAGAAGTGCCGCATTGAGTACACCTCAGCCGACAAAACGAACGTCGTTGCGAAATACGACCAGCTCAATTTTGTCAAGCGTACCCCTCGCCCGTTCATGGGAAAGTTAGTCGGTGTCTTGCCCTTGACAGTCATTCACGAAATTGTGTCCTACATTCGCACCAAGATTATGAGCGCCGCGGACGCCACCACCGTGAATTGTGACAGCGCGATGTCCGAAGTTCTCTTTTTTGGAAAAGAGGCCTATGAAACTACAGCTTCAGTCCTCAACCATGAGCTCTTGTCCCATGGCTGCAAACCTCTTGCTCTCACTTACGACGACGCTCTCGTCACTTGGGCGTCAAAGTTTACTACCAACATTAAGGTTGCCCATCGCAGTCTCGACCCCGTGTTGTATGTCCCAGTGCACACCGCCGTCGACAAGAAATCTTCGACCGTTACCACAATTGAGAGTAATCGGGACCACGACGTTGTGAAATCTGACGGCACCGTTCCGTTGAATGCCCCGATTTCTGAACAAAAAGCGCTCACAACAGTCACAAGTTCTATTTCGAGTTTTACCAAGGCCTATTCTGGCATGGACCCGAAGTATCTCGTTGCGATCGATCCTTATCCTGACCAGGAAGTTCAAACTTTACTTACCCGATCGTACAAGATTGCTGACTTTTCTTGGGCGTCGACTGACCTTCTCGGAGACCCGGCCATCTATTCTATCTCACTCCCTGAAGAGTTGTATGCCATCCCCAAGATCTCTGATACTTTATCTGCGTTCCGATTCTTCCGCGGAGACGTTGAGCTGACATTCCAAGTGAATGGTTCGAAGTTTGTCCAAGGTAAGTTGCTTGTGGCAGCCATCCCAGCTACCGG